CACCTCCTGTAGTAGTGGTAGAAATGGCCTCCCCTTTGCATGGCAATTTGCGCTTTGGTAAGGATCTATGGCTTACGGGCGCCACCCCGCTATTTTCTACCATTACTTATTTCTCATCCATAAGTCGGGTTACTAAATCCCTAATTTTCATCATATTCACCCACCATTTTGGCTCGGTGGGGTACGAGGGTGTTTTTTGGTCTACTTGATCTATTTCGTTGAGAAAGTGGTCTAACATTTGCTTGTATGCCAGTTTTGCATCGTCACCTTCTTTCTGGTATCTATCCATCCCATCACCTCCTGTGGTGCTTAATTTTCCCAACAATTCTCGCAAGAGATTTTTCCGTTCTTCTTTTTCCAATCAGCAAACTTCATGTGATCCTTAATGCCTCCCTTAGTTTTGCAACAAAGTATTCCACCTTCACCGTTTTGCAAATATTCCCCACAATAATCACATTTAGCAACAAAAAAATCTTGTTTTTTGATACCCATCCCGTCACCTCCAGTAGTGCTGGTTATGCTTTATTTTTGGGTAAAACGCTTAACCCTCGTCGCCTTTCTCGGCGGTCCTCTTTAGCCCATCTTTTTATTATTTCTCTTTCGCAATAACTGTTGAATTGATGCGCAAGCATATCCACCTCGTTGACAAATTCCTCTGCACAGATTTCACAAATCCACGGATCTATCTTCATACATCACCTCCAGTAGTGCTGGTTATTTTTATTTCTCCAACAATATTCCGCGCCTCCAACCGCTAACTGTTAACCGTCAACCGATTCTCCGATTTCGATAACAAACTCCTTCGCCCTGGCGTACTGGTTCATAAATCCGTCCTTCGCGGCCATGAGTACGCTAATCAGTTCGGGGAGTTTCCGCTGATCACCGCCCACGAGATTGATCCACGTGGCGGCATCCGACTGGAAAAAATGCGCGATCCCCGCATCGAGGACGGTGGCCCTGGATGCCAACTCTATCTCAAATTGATCGCGCGGGATATATAACCCCTCCTCGACTTTCTGCTTGTGCTTCGCCCGGGCGATTTCCACTTCCAGTTTCTCAACTTCAAGCCCCGTCTTTCTCCGCTGCAGGTCATCCTGTTCACCCTGGAGCCGTTTGCCGGTGTCTTTGCGCTTCAAAAAAACGCTGGCATATTTCTTGACGTCTTTGAGATAGAACAGACCATCCTCACGCGACAGCAGCTTCGCCTTCCCGATCCGGTTATAGACCGTCGACTTCGACACCTTCCAGCCGTTATCCTGCAGCCACTTCGTCACCGCGAGACGGTTCGGGAAAGTCCGAATTTCCGGCATATACTGTTCTTCCAGTCTGCCGACATATTCTTCGAGAGCACCCTCAGCACTTTGCAGATCACGGAGTTTCGCGGTCGTCGATTCGGTCTGGTATGCCGTCAACGTCTTGATCGAGGCGTTGTAATATATCTTGAGCTGCAGGGCCTCTTCTTTTGAGGCCAGCTTCAGGAGCTTGTCTAATCGGGTTTTTTCCATTAGTTGATCTCCAGATCATAAATATCAGATTCAGGCACATCTACCATCGCGGTTTTATCCCAGTCAGTTTCAATCTCAAATCCCACACTCTTGTCATATTCCGCAGGGTCGAGTTCGTGATGCGAATATGGTATGTTCATTTTCTTCGCCAGCTTCAGTTCGTTTGAACAGCCCTTGCTTTTCCCGTCATGAATGAATACGCTGTGATCACTGTCCTTGAGCACGTCCAGGCTGCGATGCTCGAACGCACCGCGCAGAAATTTGAAGTTCAGGAAATGCAGCTTTAGGGGAATGGCCTTTTCCCGGCAAAGATCCCTCGCGACTTCACATACGCCGCCGGGCTCGGCATGGGTAACGATAGTGGTGGGATTGTGCTTCTCTATCTCTTCTAAAATAATAATTTTAACCCTCTCATCCGTCAGAGTCCGGCTGCCATGAATTGAAAGGTGAAATTTTTGAGGTTGTTCTCGCATAAATATCCCGTGTTACTTGATTAGTTCTGCTTTTCCGCCGGTGAAATTCTCCCAGCGTTTTACGGTTACGTCGCAGGCCTTTTCTTTGTCCTTTTTAAATTCAATCTCGTCTATCCTGTACAACTCATATCCATTCATTTTACACCAAGCATCTTTCTTTTTGTCTCTCGCTACAGCCAATAGCAACGAATGCCAATATGAACCATCGGCCTCAATGAGAATCTTTAAGCCTTCAATCTTAAAATCAAAACTCCATTTTTTTACTTTGAACTGACATGAAAGGGGAATGCCCTTATTTTTTAGGTACTCTCCCACTCTTTCCTCATAATGTGATACTCGTCTATTTTTCAAATAACATCTATGCGAGCAATGGATTTGTTTTCTATCACCAAAATCAGCTACAGCTCTAAATCTTTTATTGCAGACAGGACAATAAGCTACTCTGGCTCTCTGCAAATGTGGATAGTGTCTACCCTTTTTATTACTTGGCGTCCCCTTCTGAGATAAAGCCTTACACTCCATAGAGCAATATTTTACGTCAAGCCGGTCAACTGGCCCAAACGTTTTACCGCATTGCTTGCACACGAGAAACGTTTGTGGCCGATAAATCTTTTTACATTCAATGGAACAAAGTTTTTTATTTCTTTTACCACTGAACTCTTTTCCGCACACAACGCATATTCTGGTTTCAACTCCATGACACTCCTTACATCTTGCAGTATATCCATTCTCCCGTGACGTTTTATAAAACTCAGAGAGTGGCTTTACCTTTCCGCATTTTGCACACTTCTTCATAGGGGATCGCCTCTTTATCGTTAGTAGATAAAAAGACTTTACCATCAATCCCAACGAATTGCAAGTACCTATTTATTATAACATCGCAGTACAAACAATCTATCTCCATGAGGTACGCTGTCCGTCCTGTCTGTTCGGCTGCTATGAGGGTGCTGCCTGAACCGCCGAAGAGGTCGGCAATAACATCATCTTCTTTGCTGAATTTTTCAATAAACCACCTCACAAGAAGGATTGGCTTTTGTGTTGGGTGTTTCCTGCCGTCGCTGTGGTCAAATTCCTGCTCAGTCCCTAAAATGCCGCTCCACGTTATGCGTGCAATTTGCCTGTGGTGTCTTGCCTTACTCCAACAAAGCTCAAACTCACTTGTTGACCATTCCATGTCTTCAATGCCCTTGCGCTTATCCCAAACAATCCAACTCCCTTTGTTTTTATCAATCAAGCGCTCCGCATAATAATCAGCACCCCACCAAAATTGTTCCTTGCAATACTTAAATAATTCCTGGAGAAAAGAGGGGTCAAAATCTTTATCGTCTGCAATGACTGGAGAATAATTATTGATCTTTGCTTGCCAGTTCCCTTTTTTATGTCTAAGTGTATCTGACATATTTGGGTTATATTTCATCCCATACGGCGGATCGACAAAGAGGACTGCCGCCTTCACCCCGTCCATCAGCCTTTCCACATCCTCCGCCTTTGTCGAATCGCCGCACATTACCCTGTGCTTCCCCAGCAACCAGATATCGCCCGGCTTCGTGATAGCCACCTTCGGGACTTCGGGGACTTCGTCCGGATCTGTCAGGCCCTCTTTAATATCAAACAGCTTCTCAATTTCCACGCCATCAAAGCCTGTCAACTCCAGGTCGAATCCCTCGAGGGACAGAAGCTTGAGTTCGTTGGCCAGATCTTCTGGGAGCCAGTCGGATTCATTCGACCGGTTGTCCATCAAGCGGAAGGCCCTGACCTGGGCGTCCGTCAGGTGGTCCATGCGCACAGTCGGTACGCTCTCCATCTTGAGCTTTTTCGCGGCCAGAAGGCGACCGTGCCCGGTGATGATCACGTTCTCTTTGTCCAGCAGAATCGGGACCTGAAATCCATACTCCTGGATCGACTGCGCTATCTTGTTAACCTGGTTCCGTGGATGTGCTTTCGCGTTGCCGGGATACGGCTTGATCGCCTCGATTTTCATGTTTTCTATTTTCATATTATAAAGTTCTCTCCTGTAATTTTCTCTGCCGGGTGCGCCAGGATATAATCTGTCACTTCCGGGACCTGGAACACCAGTTGATTGATGCGGCCACCGACGTACTTGCCGTGGCGCAGAATGGTAAACCGGGCCGGCTCGTTGATGATTACGACGCTGGGGTTGTTTTGTAACAGCTGATAGAGTTCCCTGACGGCGGGATGCAAAGATCCGGTCCCGGTAATCAGAACGCGGGCCTCTGGCTTTGCCGGTTCGGGCGCTGGGATGTGAGATGTTGCCGGAGCGGCTTGTTTGTCGTCGATGATCAGTGCCGGTGCGAGCCCTGCTTTTATCCAGCAATCCAAGTCTATCCCCAACTCGTAGGCCTCTCCGGGGTCTTTCCCCCGGGACACCGGCCAGCGGTCGTTTTGATCGAAGTGCTCGTCCCACCACCTGCAGGCAGCGGATCCGGCTTTGTCGAAGTCGAGCGCGTTGAGGATCTGCAGCGATCCTTTGAGGCTTTCGTAAACCACGGCGTCCGGTTTCCCATGGGATGTCCCGACGGCCACGGCGCCGGCGATCTGGTTATTCGCGACGACGGCGACGGCATCGAGTTCTGATTCGACGATGACGGCGGCCCGGCGCTGCGGCTCGAGGTGCATAATGTGAGCGGAGGATCCGGGGATGACGTAGTAGCGAGGCTCTCCCTCGGGCCGGCGAATCCGGACCCGGTGAACGGTGCCGTCGATGATCACGGGGATCACCAGGCCGCGAGGGATCCAGAGGACCCTGGGGCGGCCGTTGTCTTTTGTGATCACCGGCAAACCCCAGGCGGTGCGGGCGCGGTAAAGGTCTTTCCCTTTTTCGCCGGGGTTCCATCCGAGGCGGTACCGCTCTGCAGCGGCCCGGTCGATCCCGCGCGCGGCGAGCCAGGAGAGGACCTCGGCGTTCTTCAGGAGCTGCCCCTGGGCCCAGACTACCAACGCCTCCGCTTTTGTCTGCCACAGGTCGGTCGGAGACTGGTGCTCCGCCGGTGTGAATTCCACTGGTTCAATCCTGCGCTGTGCCGGGCCAAACTGCCGGGGCTGATCTGGCACATCGATGTTGAGATAATCGCAGGCCTCCTGGAAGGACATCCCCTCAAAGTCGCGCAGGAACTGAATCGTGTCGCCGGCCTTTCCACACCCCCGGCACCAGTAGCTGCCCTCGCCCTGGTTCTGCCCGGGCCAGACATGGAAGCGATCATTACCTCCGCAGCCAGGGCACGGACCCTGCCACTCGCCGCCGTTGGTCGATGAGACCTTCCGAAGCTTCACTTTTTTCTGGGCCAGATCAAGGATGTTCATGGTTACCACACCTTCACGTTTAGCCGATCGAAATGTTTCGTTTTCTGGCAATGAGTATCATTCGATTAAGACCCCTTAATTGACTAAGTAACCATTTGGTCATTTTAAGGGCCTCTCGGTCATCATCATCGTTGATTGTGATATCCAAGTCTAATATGGTTTGTTTGACCGCTTTGATATTCTTTTGAATCATTACGCGTAATGATTTTTCATCAACTTCATTATCGTTCAGTGTGATCCCAATAAATATAATGCGGCCCTCTGCCTTATTCATTGTGTACTTCTGGCCGAGTCGCTTTCCTACCCAGGCGGCGCCCGGTTGTTTTCTGCCCATGTTAGCGTGATACCAGGAACTAAAATTGTCATAGAATTGCCGAAATACTACCCGTGCGTCCGGATCCACAATACAGCGCTCCTGGATGAAGTCATTAAGTACGTCTTTCATCGTTACATTCTCCTTTCGGGGAGGCTTAGGGAGGCCTTTTTAAACCCTCCAGAAAAACTCTCAAACCCTCCCTTTTTTCTTCTTTTTTTTATATATTTAATATCATTATGTTTTTTAATATTATTAATAATAATAATACCCCTCCCAAGGGCCTTTATGGATAGTTAGATAGTTAAGCCCTATAACTATATGTATGTGCTTTTTAAAAAACGAAACACCAAGAAAAGGTTGGAGAACCGTCTAACCCTCCCTGAGCACAGATATTCCAGCCAAGTATCTACGGCTTTCCCTGAATGGTTCCTAACAGTTACCGACGCCGGCGCGCTGAGGGCAAACCCTCCCTTTTCCGGGGATGCTTGGCGACTGTTGGGGAGACAGGGAGCGTTATTCACAACTCTGTGCATTTTAATAACTCCATTTCGTTTGTTAAGTTTTACCACCATAAACCCTCTAACCCTCCCTAATCGGTGAGCGTGATCCCGATATAAATGACGCAACCTTCGGACTTTGACTTGTCGTATTTCTGGCTGAGCTGCTTGCCGAACCAGGTTCCGGATGGTTCCTTGGTACCGATGTTGTCGTGGTACCAGGAGACAAACCGGCCGTAGAGAACCGAGGCCTTGCCCTTCGCCCCCGGCTCCCGGAGGCAACACTCGTCGATGAAGTCTGCCAGGAGATCCTCGTTGCGCCGGTA